TTGGTTTCGTTACCAACTTTCATTGCAGCATCTACTAAATCTTTGATTCTATCATAAGAACCAGCTTGTAGTAAATCAACTGAACGTAGAATTACTCCTTTAAGATTTTGATTAATACAGAAATCTCTATACTCTTTTTTTATGTAATCTAAATCTACATTACCAACTTGTGTAAAAACGTGTCGTAGTTGTTCTACCACAGTTTTCTTTAAAATCTCATTATCTACTTTAGACAACTGAGATTTAAATACATCAAGTGTAGGAGGTTTTCTAAACTCGTTATGATATTCAAGTATCTCACCAATAATCCACTTGTTAGCATCGTTCTCAAAGAACTTTGTAGTAGTGATTTCTGCTATTGAATCAAGAAACTTGTTATCAGTAATTAGTGCAGATACAACCTTCGATTGAAATGATTGCCCGTATTTCGATAAAGTATCTATCTGTTCTGCCATTGACTCTTTTTATAAAACTGATACAAAGATACGAAAATTATTTTAATAATACAAATTATTTGTAGGAATTAATTTGTTCTTCGATTTCTTTGATTAAGGTATTATCATTTAATTCAACTAATCTATCTTTTATAGTTGATAGTAATGATGCCATTTTTGCTTTTCCTTTTGATTTTGAGAATCTTTGATTTTCTCTTTCTACATAGTAAAGATAAAACGCAATCTCATCTATATTTTTAAGTTTTTCTTCATACTTTGAAATACGAGAATCTACTATTCTATTATCTGTACTTGAATAATTGGGGACATACCCTTTATATAACTCATCCAATCTACCTTTGAGATATTGGATTTCCATTAACTTACTTATTTCTTGAAATGTCATATTTTAAGCTTTAATTTTGTAATTAATTTTTTTTCAGTACCATAATCTTCTGCGATTTCTTTCATTCGTTCTCTACCACTTCTTGTTGAATAAAAAATCTTTATATAATCTTCAGCTTCTAATTTAGATACTTCATAATGTTTTGCCACTAATTCAACAAACCAATCTTCGTACTTATCAGAACTACTTGCCTTCATATACTTTAAAAAAGTTCTACTTTTGGGAAGTAAATCAATTAAAGCAAGATACATTGCTTTCGGAGGAACTTCTTGTAAATATGGTTGTAACTGAGCTACTAATGGAACCCAATCATAGTTCATAGATAAAAAACGAAGAACCATATAATTACTCCAAGTTTTACGGTCAGATTCTTCTAAGGTATCCCAATATTTAGGGTCTTGAAACTGAGTAATTGCTTTTATATGGTCAAAAAGTGTTTTAGCCATCAATTAAATTCAATATTTCTATAAGTGTTGCTGCCATTGGTATTTCTTTATCAATGGATTGAAAATGTTGTTGTTGTCCTTGAGATAAGGCAATGATTATATTTGCAGTATTTTTTGGTGCATATTCATCAACTTTATCATATAATAAGGTAAACAATTCAGTAAAATCAGTTACTTTACTATCAATAATAGTTTGTCTCATTTTCATGTATCTGTTTCTCTTATCATCTGATGATTTAAGAATATCCAATACCTTCATTTTGTAATCGTTCTCTAAAAGGTTTTGGGTATCTACCTTCAACATACCTTTAATTGAGTTTAATTGACAAGTATTGATAATCTTTCTAATATCAGGATAACCACTATCAATGATTGGAACCAAATCCTTTGGTTCAAACTTTACGTTTTCACTTTCTAAAATTTTAGAAATCTGAACTGCTACATCTTTTTTAGTTGGAGGTACAATTTGGAAAGTTTGACAACGAGATTGAATTGGTTCAATAACTTTCTCAACATAGTTACAAGTTAGAATGAATCTACAATGTTGTGAAAATGTTTCCATCAAATTACGAAGGATTGCCTGTGCATTCTGAGACATATAATCAAACTCATCTAAGATAATAATCTTATACTTTTTGAATCCCATTGAAGATGCAAAGTTCTTTACCTTATTCCTTACAGTTTCCACATTGTTTTCATCAGATGCGTTGATTACCATATAATCACAATCCAATGATTTTACAATTAGTTTAGCAAGTGTAGTTTTACCAGTACCAGCTCTACCATAAAGAAGTAGATGAGGAATATCACCTGTTTCTAAATAACCACTTACCTTTTCTTTAAGATGTTCGTTACCCACATAGTTTTCCAAAGTAGTTGGGCGATATGCTTCTACCCAAAGTGAGTTATCTACTTTTTCTTGTGTATTATCTTGAAAAAATGACATGATTAAAATGAGGAGTTTTTTACTTCTTTAGAAAATTCTGCTAATCTTTCTAATTTTTCAATAATAGATTCTTTTCTATTTACATCAATATTACCACTATTCATTTCAGCAATAATATCTTTTAATGATGCTGCTACGATGGTTAAACCATCTTCTTTTGAGTTTAAGTAATTATCTGATACTCTAAACTTTCTTGCTATTTCTGTTAAATTCATAATTTTATTTTTATCTACCTACTTCTTTTAAGTAATTTTTCTTACAATCTTCCCAACTCATACCAATTGCATCTATATAAAATAAATGTTCTGGTTTTAATCTACCTTGCTCGTGAAGTTTTGAATACCTTTTGATAGCTTGTCTTTTCCACCAATTAGTAATATTGGGAACACCTTCAGCAAATTTTTGTTTTATAACCAACTTATCTTCTTCTATTTCTGAACGAAGAAACTCTGGTCCATTTTCGTACATCATAGCGAGGTACACACCTCGTTTGAATCCATGGTGATAATCAGATAACTTCATACCACACTCTTTAAATATCTGACCTAATATTTTTTGTTTAATTCCACTCACAGGTCCACTAGCACCTTCACCAGTTCCCATGTTTTGTCCATTACGAATTCTCTCATTTGTAATTGCTGATTGATACCAATCTGCTCTGTTTTCTTTTAACCATTGATGCCAAGGGTCATAGAATTCATCATCAGGTTTGATTGCAATCTTACCAGCAGATTCACCCAAAGTTTTAAAATGAGGGATACCATTGTACTGAGAATGGATTCCATAAAGTGAAGTTGTACCAACTGCTATAAGAGTTTGTCCATACTTTTCTTTCCAATATGTTCTTACCTCAGGTGCAGTTGTCATCATAGCAATCAACTTACCACCAAGAAAGTTATACCCAAGTGGCTGGGTACAAACTATGGTAGAAGCGATGGTTGTATGATTGAGTTTTCCTTGTTGGAATTTGTTTTCCTTGTTCCACCCAATGTAGTTATCTCTAACACCCATTGAAGTAACATCAGAAGCAAGGGATATTTGACCTAGCAATTTACCACTCTTTTTATCCTTTACGAAGATTTTAACATTACAACCTGGATTTGCTGTCCAACTCATAGTATGTATCATTCTTCTAAGGTGTGTCCACTTGGTAGATTCTTTTGCATCTTCAACGATTTCAACATAAGGGTCTAACTCTTCAATCTCTTTGATTGTAAGTTCCTTATTGTTGATATCAGTAGGTTTCCATTGTAAATCGTAATAAGTACCAATAAGTGCTTTATCACGAAGCATAGATTCCTCTTGAAGTTCTACCCACTTTTTGTAAAGAGTTTGTTCTTCAACACTCATACCCATAAGGTACTCCATGTTTTCTTTTAGCTTTCGTTTTTCATCTTCGAAAACAAACTCTGGTTTTGCTGGTTCTGTATCCCAAAAACTCATATTATTTTATCTCCACTAAATAGTAATTCGATGTGTAATCACCTTCTGTAAATGAAAGGTGTGCCAATCCATCTGAAGAAATCTTCAAAGATGAAGTATTCGAACCTTTATTAGCAACTAAGATTGCTTTAAGGTATTTTGCGGAGAACTGAATTGGTTGTACATCCCCATCACAAGTACAATCAACTGAAATAGAAATTCTATTTGAGTTAATAGAAGAATATCCTAAAATGATTTCTCCCTTGTTATCTTTACAAGTGAATGTAAATGTATCAGCATCTGCTAATGCTCCCTTAGACTTGATGAATTTGTTTATAAAATCATCATCTAATGTAATTGTTACATTGAACTTTGGAAGAGCTTTCAAATCAGGTACCGCTGGGATAACTGAAGGAGCTGCTAACATATACTGCATCTTAGTTCCTTTATCTGAGAACTTCAATGCTCCTGTTACTTCTTCAACATCAATTGAACCATCTAATACACTTAACAACGATTTAAGTTGTGAAGTAGTATAGATACCATACTCTCCATCAGGAAACTCCATACCCGTAACAGATACATCTCCTAAAAGAGTTTTGTCATCAGAAATCATTCTAACTGATACATTAGAACCTTCTGCTTTTACCATTACTGATTCAACCTCTCCTCCGAGATTGTATCGGTTAATGAAACCATCTAACTTTTGTTTTTCCATAATTAAGACTTACTTTTAAATTTAATACAAAGATACAAATTATTTTTTAAATATCCAAATTAAAACGAGAAAAATTTCTCAGCGGTTCGAGTGTCGGATATTACATCACCCCAACCGATTGCATCATAAAAATCTTGTAGTTTACCTTGAAGTTCTCTTTCGAAAATCTTTTTGTGGTCAATATAAGTGTTTATGAATTCTTCTATTTCTGGTGGGTCTTGATAACCAGTAAAGGCTAACCCGTCCAATCCAAGTGGATTATTTTTTAGATATACCCACTTTACTTTATCACCATTTTTCATTGGTTCATATTTGAATGGGGCATCAAAGTGTTTTAAACAATCATTATATGCAATTGCTGCTTTAACGTGGGCAGGAGTTCCTTTCATCACTTCAAATAACTGTCTCTTCTTACCCATATATTTTGAAAGATTCTTAACTGCTGAATTCTTTGCAATATTTTTAATTTCAATATCAACCATCGAATCTTTAAAGTTTACTACTTTTTCAGTTATTTCATCTTCACTTTCACCTCTTAGGATTGATATAAGAACTTCTGACATGATATCTTGGAATGCTTTAGGGAATGAACTTCGTTTAACATCCAACCCTTTAACATCGAGTTTATCCATTGGAACACCATTGTTCATGATAATCCATTGTGCATATCTTTTCTTTGCTACCCACAATCCTGCTTTAGCTACAAACTCTTTTTTGATTTCTAATCGATGTTTGTCAGCAGGAACATTAAATATTTTTACCGATAACATATCGTAAAAATTATTCAGATAATCTTGCATCTCTCCTGCAATCACATCAACATACCCAGCGATAGTATCTTGGTCTTTATCTTTCCAATCAGTATATCTCTTATCCATTAGAGGAACCGCTGAGAAAAATACTGAATCAGTATCTATATAAATGTTGGAATCTGCATCTGGCGTATTTAACTCTCTGTTGTATTTGATGTTCGC